CTAAAGTGCTATTAATTGCTTTTGTATAGCCGAAACGGTATTTTGAAAATACTTTCTGTTTGCTGAGTGTAAAATGCAAATATTTTAACGGAACAACTTTAGCGTCTTTCATTTTCTTAATTACATCACCGCTTAAATTTGTAGCACTGCACAAAGCTACAATTCCCTTATCCCTGATAAAGCTTCTGCAAGCCTCTAAAACAGCTCCCGCCATTGTCTGTTCATTATTTGCTGTGAGATTAGTTTCACCTGAGATTATCATGCTATACATATTAGCAATGTCTAGCATTACAACTCGCATAGCCCATGCCATGTGCTGAATATTTATCACCGGATTAGTATGATTCTGAGATACAGCACATATTCCCGCAAGACGTAATATCTTTAATCTGCAACGGTTCCACGACTGGCGGTAATGTTCAGCATCCCCTGCCTGATCAAGCATTTCTAAACACCATCTTTCCAGTCTGTCATTAAATTCTTCAGCCTGACTATTCAGCTTTATTGTAACAAATCTGCTGTCACCCGCATTTTGCCCTGAAAGGCTATCTTCATCAACACAAAGATTATGTATTTCCTCAAGAATATAATCCGGTATCGGCATATCCAGTCCGGTATAATTTGAGAATACACTTTTCCCTTTGTAGGTTATTGTTAAAAATCTGCTTAAAAATCCGTCTGCCGCCATCGTGGGTGTTAATGCGTCAGCAAGGCCGCTGATTGTGGTTTCACCTACAAGACTAAAGGCCGGAGCGTTTACTTCAGATACGTTGTTTTCAGAACTCGAATAACTCATGCCACTCAATACATCGCCTTTTGCAGAAGCAGTGTATAGTTTCAGGTATTGTCCCCGTAATCCTTGTGCCTGACTGTCTCTTGTATTGTCGGCCATGTTGCCTAACACTTTTCCGAACTCTTTCTGAAAATTTACAAAACTTGCATATACGTCAATCGGAATACCCATGTTATTCTGTTTCTGTCCGGTAATTGCTCCCGCCTCCTGAGCACATCTTTTTACAAGCGCCTGAGCTGAAACAAAATCATCGTCAATAATATGCCGCTTTAGTCTGCAAGTGGGGTATCTTTGTTTCATCTGATAAACAAGATCGTTTTTTGTGGTATGAAGTCCTTCTTTACCAATACCGGATCTCGCACATAATATAACATAATTGTTTAATCCTGTTCCGGTTGGTAACTGCCACATCTTTCCTGCAATTCCGCTTATTATTCCAATAACACTTGCAAGACTCACTTCCAGTACAGGCTTTATCCGGCTTGCATAACTCCATTTTGTCAGCTCATACACCAGTCCTGAACTTACCGGAGGAACTATCAGGGCATTGTTTTCTGTAATATTAAATCCCTTTGTGCAAATATATCCTTTATCCAAAAGCCTTTTATATGACGTTTCTTCATCGGAATAAAAAGGTATGTATTCTGCACTGGGTATTACGTTTATCCGTTTAAGCTGAGTAACAATTCCACAGGCAATAAGCGTATCTGCAAATAATTGCTCCAGTGTGTATTCAGGATCGGTTTTTTCATTCTGCCATTTTGAATTTACAAGAACCGTTTCAGGATCAATGTTAAGATATTTCTTGTTTATGAGTTCATCAACAAGTGCTTTCTTTTCCGCTTCTTTTTCTATTTCATCGGTATCGGAATTTTCGTAAACATCTATATTGTTCAAAATTTCCGTTTCTGTTTTATCATCAAAAGGCAGACTGTACTCTACACTTTCATCAGCCCGAACCCGATCAATAATTCTGTTTACATAATCTATTCTTGTAGCCTTTGCCCGTTTCGCCAGTTCGCTCTGAGCAAATATGCCCTTCATTACGTCAGCATGGTTGCAATAGCGTACAATGATAGCAAACAAAGCAAAATCTGCTTCTGAACGTGAAGGGAATGTTAAATGATAATCAGGATTACAGACCATTTTTTCAGGATCGGTGTAATCATAATTGCAACGGTTGTTAAATAAATCAAGGAATATCTCGCAATCAGGGCTGTTCATAATCTCACAAACAGTCCAGTTTATCAGACTTCCTAAATCCTCGTTGTTTTCCACTTTGATACTCATGTCAGTATCAACCGTGTCATTTGAAACAGGTTTCTTCAGAACTTCACAAAGTTCGTCTAACACGTCCTGTCTGTTATAGATATTGCCATCGTTACCCTCAACTTTATCTCCGGTCATTACGGCAAATCTGTCCTGAGAATAAAGTTCAAAACCAACAATTCCTCGCTCTTTATGCTGTTTTCCCGAACGAATACCGGAGGAACCAGTTTTTGATGAATTAGGATATTTGACCGGATCAATAATTCCGTTTATAATTACATGGTAGCCTAATCCGGACACACTTCGTTCCATGTACGACTGTAATCTCCTTATCCACTCGTCCTGATAGGCTACTTCTTGTTGTGTGATACCGTCTTTTCTGTCAAAGTCAATAATCGTTAAGCCTAAATTCTTTGTGAATACAAAGCCCATGCAAAATTGCACATCTCGCTTAATCGGGAATAACATGATACTGTTACGGCATATTTTGTCAGCCGCAGAATACGTAAGCCATGTTGACCGAAAGTTTTCGGTTGCCGCTGTATTTGCAAGATCCCCTGAGTAAACCTTATTTCCTTTTTCGTTTACAGTGCTAGTGTATTGCAACCATAAATTGTCGCTGTTCTGAATGTAATCCTCGTTATCAGGCTCAAAATAATCAGGGTAAACAGCCTTTACCTTTTCGATCCATTTCTTTGAAACAACTACCGGAATTTTCTCTCCGGTTTTGCCAAAACACAGACACCATTGAGCGATCTGCTCTAAATCCTTAATGTTCTCAATCATATAATTCCTTAATTATTACGTTCATCGAAAACGTACGAAACAATTCTATTATACCCGTTTACGGTTTTTACTGTGATTGCTTTAGGTTCTTTCATTTTCCCTTGCAGACACATTACAAGCAATTCCTGTGTGTTTTGCGGTGTGTAGTCAGTCTTGTTCCGGATCTTAACCCATTCTTTTGCAGTTGTGGCAAAAAATGATTTCTCGCTTTCTATGTTTATCCAGTCTTTTGCCGCAGTCTGTATGCCAGCATGATACGTAACAAGTAGCTGAATACCGTTTTTTGTATTTACTTTTGCGTATTTTACACGAGTTATTTCAACTGTCTTTTCTGTTTCCTGTTTTTGTTTGCGTTTTATGATCTCGTCCAAACTTGCATGAGCTGTAAGTTTTGTTTCAGTCGGAAATTCATAGTTACATGACGGACAGAATTTAGCACTTGCCGGAGCATAGCAGTTACATTTCGGACAAACTTTTACCGGAGCAGTTCCCTCGCCTTCATGCTTGCCTTTTCCGGTTTTCTTTTTCGGCTGTAGCGGATCGTTTATGCACCCCAGTCTTGCCACATTACCCGCAAAATCAAGAATAAGACAGTTTTCCTTGTTCGGTGAGTATCTTATCCCCCTTCCGCAAGCCTGAATATATAAACTCACGCTCTGAGTAGGTCTGAGCATAACCAGACAGTCAATATCAGGATAATTAAATCCGGTGCTTAGTACATTGACGTTCGCCACCGCCCGATAAGTTCCGTTTTTAAATCCTTCAATTCTTTCCTTTCTTGTGGTCATGTCGAGATCACCGCTGATTACAGTAGAGTTTATCCCCGCTTTACACAGGTATTCTACAACGTGTTTAGCGTGTTCTACTCCGGTGCAGAATATAAGCCAGTGCTTGCGGTCTTTTGCAAGCTGAATAGTCTCATTTAAAGCCGCCCTTGTTACAGCGTCAGTATCAACCGCTTGTTGTAAATCCTTTTCGACAAACTCACCGCCACGTATTTTTACGTTGCTAACATCAATCTGAAATTCCGGCCTTCTCGGTATTGCGTCACACATAAAGTTATTCTGTATCAGCCAGTCAAAGGCTTCTACAGTACACATGTTGTAAACAATATCATCAAAAATTCCGTTTTCAGTTATCCACCCGCAGTCAAGTCTGAAAGGTGTTCCGGTAAAGCCAATCACCTTTAATTTCGGGTTTATTTCCTTTAATCCGGAAATCAGTCTCCGGTATGTAGTTTCAGCTTTTGCAGGGACTAAATGACATTCGTCTATGATAATACAGTTCACCTTGCCGAATTTTTTGTAAGTCTCAGGTTTTGCAATACTCTGAACACCACAGCAGATTATCCGGTTATCAGTCTGCTTTTTGTTTAGACTTGCTGAATATATCCCTACAGGAGCACCCGGCCAGTAATCAACAATTCCTTCATAATCCTGTTCTATCAGTTCTTTTACATGTGTTACCACAAGCACTTTGCTCATGTAATTGCCGTATCTGTCAAAACAGGTTCTAACAAGATAAGACATTGTAAGAGTTTTGCCTGAGCCTACAGGCATAACCACAACAGGGTTCCCTTTGTTTTCAGTTTTGTGCCAGTATTTAAAAATACTTTCCACCGCTTCTAGCTGATAAGGTCTTAGTGTAATAGCCGCCATTAGCGCACCTCAAAATCAATGCCTGTATAACAATCCTTTGAAAACTTATTTATATCCAGTG